CCACGACCAGGGCGAAATACATCGGCCGGAACAAGGACGGCATCGTCTACGGCGTGGTCGGCTACAAGGCCGGCTTCGAGAGCCGGAAGGCGATCTGGCTGGAGTTCGGCACGAGCCGCGGCGTGAAGCCTCGGAACCTGATCGAGCAGTTCCGCGCCCGATACGGCGGCCCGGCCGCCTCTCGGCTGGCCGAGGAAATGTCTCGCGCCCTGGAGAAGGCCGCCAACGAGCTGGCCTCGGGCATGAACCCCACCCGCAGTTTCGGGAGCTGACCGTGGCTGGATCCCCTCACAACTGGCTGAAGGCCGCGATCGAGTCGGCCGCTGGCTGCACGGCCTGGCCCGTGGAGATGACCGGCGGCGGCGATCCGCCTTACGTCATCTACGCCCGCGAGCAGACCACTCGCGAGCTGTCGCTGGGCGACGAGCTGAGCGCGACGCCGGAGATCGACCAGAGCGAGCCGGTCGCCCGCTACACGGTTGTGGTCTACGCCGACAGCTACGTCCAGGTCTGGCAGATCGCCGGAGCCATCACGGCCGCCATCCACAAGTTCGCCGGCACGGCCCACGGCGAGACCATCGAACACTGCCTCGTGCTCGACGAGAGGGACGGCGATGCCGGCTACCTCGAGGGCCGGGAACAGCCCACGTACACGGTCGAGCTCGCAGTCGAAATCCGTTTTTCCGAGGAGTGATCTATGCCACTTTCCAACAAGCCCACGAACGGCCCGTCGCTGCCTGCGGGCGTGAAGAAGGTCAGCATCAAGGACGTCGACACAACGGCCACCGCCGCGAAGGAAGACGTCACCGATCTCGACAGCACGGAACGCGAGTACGCCGACCCGGTGCTGAAGGAAGGCGGCGGCTCCACCACCGCCACGAAGACTTGCAGCGCGAGCGGCAACCTCAAGGGATCGGAGTTCGATCCGGACCCGATCACCGTCACGACGGGCTGGGTCCTGGAGGACTGCGAGTTCACCTACGAAGAGGGCAAGTACGCGACCTGGAGCGCGAACTGGTCCTACTACCCCACCTGACACCTAGCCAACAGGGAGTTCTGCTATGTCGCTCGTCAGTTCTCAAGGCCAGTCCATCGGCGTGACCGGCGCCACGAAGATCACCATCAAGAAGTCGCGGGCGTCGAATCCGAACGACAACCGGCTCGACGCCTCGACGCTCGCGCTCGCCCACGGCGCGTTCCGGGTCTACGAAGCCGGCCTCCCGGACAACGGCCCGAACGGGTCCACCAACGACGGCATCACCACCACGATCGCCGTCGACTTCAAGGGCAACACGAAGCCGGTCGTCGGGTCCACCATCATCCGCAGCGGCGTCACCCTGAAGTGCATCGACTCCGAGCTGACCAACGACGCCGGGGCGCTCCAGATGGGCACGGCGAACTACACGAGCGACTACACGTGATCCAGGTCGGCGAGCCAATCCATGCCCACGAACAACCCTCCACCGTCCTCCCAGGGGTCGACCGTGTCCTTCGCGGGCGTCCCGATGGGGCGGCTGACGAGCTGGCGCATCGTGGCCGGAAACGCCCGATTCCAAGAGGTGACGAGCCTGGTGTCGCCGGTCGTCGGCATGGGCGGGGACGCTCGGGTCGTGGCCCAGTGGGACTGCACGAGCGTCGACCCGGGCGGCGTGGACATCCAGGTCCGCGACTGCCCGCCGTTCATCACAAACGAGATCGGCTCGCGCGGGACGGTGGTCGTGACGTTCGCGACGGGCTCGGTCTCGCTCGATGCGTTCCTTGAAACATTCGACGTGAGCGGCAACGTGGGGGAGTTCCTGCGGGGCACGGCACGGTTTCGATTCAGTGGAGCCTGATGTGGCAAACGAAGACGACGATCTGCTGATGTGGAAGCCCGAGGTGATCGAGGCCACGATCCCCGGCACGACGAAGACGGTCTACCTCCGATACCCGGTCTTCGAGGACTGGCACGCGGTGGCGACCGAGCACCAGGCCTACGTCGGCAAGCCGGCCCCGGCTTCCCTCGTCGCGAAGACGCTGGTGGCGTGCGTCGTGCGGAAGAACGGCGAGCCGATGTTCACGCGTGAGAACGTCGGGCCGGTGATGCAGGCCAACCCGAACCACGTGATGTGGCTCTACGGGCACATCCTCCAGACCGTGATGAAGAACGACAACGAGCAGATCAGCGAGGTGGAAAAAAACTCCGTAGCCGGGCAGGACTGACCGAGCGGTTCCTGTACCGGCTGGCGGCTCATCATCGGATCGTCAACGTCGAGCGGCTGAAGTCGCGGATCCCGATCTCCGCCCTGCGGAGGTGGATCGCGGCCTACCGCGTCGAGCCCTTCGGGGACGAGTGGGGCCGAACGGCCCTCCAGACGCTGCTGATCCTGAAGGCCCTTGGAGCACAAGTCGACCCGCAGTTCCGCGAGATGTTCCTGCCGAGCTACGACCCCGACCGGGAGATGACCGAGGACGAGATTCAGGCCGAGTTGATGAAGTGCTCGGGGGCGCGGTTCGTGCCCAAGAGCGAAGCAAAGGACACGCTGAGCTAGACCATGGCGACCATCGGCAAAGTATCCGCCGTCTTTACGGCCTCGACGTCGGGCCTCGTGTCCGGCACGCAGGCGGCCGGCTCGGCGTTCAAGTCGCTCCAGAGCGACCTCGCCGGGCTCCGCGGCGGCATGTCCACGCTCGTCACGATCAACGCCGCCCAGTTCTTCGGGCAGCTGGCAAGCTCGGCCACCCGGGCCGTCAGCAGCATGATCAGCATGGGGCAGGCCCAGGCGGAGGTCATCGACACGACCAGCAAGCTCGCGGCCCGGCTCGGGATGAATTACGGCGAGCTGGCCGGGATCGCCCTGGCCGGCGACCTGGCCGGCGTCGGCCTGGAGACGATCGGGGCCGCGGCCACGAAGGCCGACGTCGCGTTCGTCAAGGCATCGCAGGGCTCGACGACCGCCACGGCCGCCTTCGCGAATCTCGGCCTGACGGTGCAGCAGCTCTCCGGGATGAACGCCGCCGATCGGTTCACGGCGATCGCGTCGTCCATCGCGGCCCTGCCGACCGAGGCCGAGCGGGCCGCGGCCGCCGTCCAGATCTTCGGCCGGTCGGGTGCCCAGCTGCTCCCGCTGTTCGCCGGCGGGGCCGAGGGCATCGCCAAGGCCCGGGAGCAGGCCGAAAGGATGGGCCTGGCCTTGACCAACGCCCAGGGCCAGGACGTCGAGGCCATGAACGACGCGTTCACGGAGGCCGGAAAGGCGATCAACGGAATCGTCCAGCAGGTGACAGCGTTCCTGGCGCCGGCGATCCGCGGGATCACGGTGACGTTCACAAAGTTCATCACGGACATCGGCGGGGCGAACATCGGCCAGGCCATCGGCGACGGGGTCCTCCAGGGGGCGAGGTTCCTGGCCCAGATTGGCGACGCGCTGATCGCACAATTCGGGAGCGTCTTCAACTATTTCTCCCAGGTCGGCGGGCAGTGGAACTCCGTTTGGGGCTTCGCGAACCGTGTCGCCACGTTCTTCCTTGCCGTCGGCGACGGCCTCCAGGCTGCGTTTGGAATCTTGATCCAGGGCATCACCGGCCCGGTCCAAGGCTTGATGGAGGCGGCCAAGTTCATCGGCGACCGCCTGTTCCTCGACACGTCAGGCCTCGACTCGTCAATCGCGGCCATGGACGCGTTCAACGACGAGATCACCGCCGGCATCACGGACAATCTCAAGTCCGCGGCCGCCAACTTCTCGGCGACGTTTGCGAGCGAAGCCCCGAAGGTTGGGTCGGCCATCACGGGGCCGCTCACGACGTCGCTCACTGGATTCCTCGCCAACGCGGAGGAATCCGCCAAGAAGGTCGACGAGAAGAAGAAGACGCCGCTGGAGATCACGCAAACCGTCGAGTTCGCGGGCGTCAACGAGGCCATCAAGGGCATCGACTCCCGATCGAAGGAGGGCGTGGCGGAGATGTTCCGCCTGATGCGCGGCGCCGGCGAGGACGTCCAGCAGCAGCAGCTCGCGGAGCAGCGTCGCACAAATCAGCTTCTCGAATCCCAAGAGTCCGACTACCCCTTCGCCATCGACGGAGCGTGACATGGCCTGGGTGAGCTACCAACGCGTCCCGACGGGCATCGCCTGCAAGTACGGCGAGAGCATGCGCGTCCAGGAGAAGTGGCGGATCCGCGTCGACTCCCCGCAGACGAACCGGACCGACATCGTTGCCGGCGTGACGGCCACGATCGGCATCACGTGGGGCTCGGCTCACTCCGAGTTCCCGGCCCTGAAGGCGATGGAGTTCGACCTCGCGCCGGCGACGGACGACGCCATGCTGTGGATGCTGACCGTGTCCTTCTACGTGCCGCCGCCCGGGAAGGTCGTCCAGCAGAACGGCATCCCGGCGGACGTCTGGGAGCGGAACGGCGGGGCAACCACGGTCCCGGCCTTCACGGACGAGGCCGGCGACACGATCACCAACTCCGCGAAGGACCCACTGGAAGGCCTGGAGAAGGAACGCGAGGAGACGAGCTGGAGCCTCACGAAGTATTACGAAGACGAGCAATCACTCGACGCCGACATCGAAGCCGCGGCCGGCGCGGTCAATGACGCGGCCTGGGCGGGGGGAGACGCGAAGTGCTGGAAGTGCTACTTCAAGGGCGCGAAGAAGCAGAGCATCTCCAAGCTCGACGGCCAGGACGACGGCGGCCTGCTCGAGTTCATCGAGAGCCGCTGGGAGTTCCGCCTCGACCCGGGCACGTGGAAGGCCATGCCGTGGGACGTCGGCTTCATGGAGCTCGTCGGGTCGGAGCGGAAGGCGATCCTCGGGAACGACGGAAAGCCCGTGAAACAGCCGGTGGCGCTCAACTCCAACGGCACCAAGAAGTCCCCGGGGCAGGCCCCGAGCGTGATCAACAACGGTGCCGGCGTGGACCTCTACCCGTCGGCCGACTTCGGCAGCATCTTCGGCACTCCGGAGTTGCTGTGAGATGGCGAACGTCAAGTTCTCCGAGGGGGACGCTCGCCGGATCGCGGCCGCGACCCGCGCGTACGAGCGCGGGAATCGAGACATGGCCCCGGTGCGGTTTCGCGACCCGGGCGGGGACGGCGATCCGATCAGGATCGGGAAGACGACGTCGACCTGGACGAAAAACACCCTCGCCACGATCACGCTCTACGAATCCGGCACGCCACCAAACGAGACCGCCGGCAGCTCGACGCAAACGCTCGAAAACTGCGTGAACAAGTTCGGCGACATCCAGGCGAACAAGTGGGTGTCGGTGGCGCGGGCCGCGAACGGCTCGTGGTACTTGATCGCTGCGGAGTGCTAGATGGACCTCCTCGCTCTGATTGCCGCCGAGCCGACGCTGCTGCCGCTCTGGGCGGTGCTGGTGTTCGCGGCTGGGATGTACCCGGTGGGGATGTTCTTTGGGTGCTCGACGTGCTGCGATCCATGCGTATGCAGCAGCGGCGAAAGCCTGCCCGAAACCATCACCGTTACGCTAAACGGTTTTACCGACTACAGCAAACGGCAGATTTGCACG